AGATGGTCTTATTGTTTCTCCAATAAGATCCGCACTAGATTACGATAAGATAAAAACAAGTAGACTATCTTATGGTAAAAAAGAATTTTCATTAAATCCAGTCTATATCCAGTCAAATGATGATGCAAATGATTTAATGGGTTGGATGATTAATAAAATGCTAAAGCCAAGAAAAAATGTTGGAGTAAAAGTATTTACTAATCCTATGATTCAATTAGGAGATATTGTAAATATAAAATATAAAGATAGTTCTAACAATGATATAATATCTTCAGAAGATACAAGGTTTGTCATTTATCATATGGAATATAATAAAAATAGCAGTGGTCCACAGATGACACTGTATATGAGTGAGGTTTAATATGTCACCAGTAAACAGTACTCCAGATCTACCCTCTTCAAGTCCAAATCCTAATCAAGATAATCAAGATGTAAAAGCAGCAACTACAGATATTATTCTTTTTGATGATGAAACAACTCCTATAGAAATAATGACAGATCTAATATTTGAAAATATAGGTGGTCAAGAACTTATAAATATTTTAAGGTCTGATATTATAAATGGTCAAAATATTTCTTATCAACCAATAAAGAATTTAACTAACTTATATTTTCAGTATAATCCTCAAAATATATTGGCATTGCAAGATACAGATTCAAACTATTTTAAAAAATTCCCTATAAACTTTTCAGCCAAAGTGCCATCTTGCGGTACTGGTCCAAACTGCTCTATTGTATATATTGATTCAGAGACTGGAAACCTTGTTATAAATGTAGTTAACTTAGGGCGGGACGAGCAGGTAGAGGTTTCAATAGTCGCTGACGGCGAAGTATTAGATGATACAATATATGAGGTGAATCCATGATTACAAATACAGGAAAAGCGATATTAGCAAAATATTTAATTGGCCAGGCGCCAGCCTATGCATCTTATATTGCAATAGGATGCGGAGCCAAGCCATTAGCAACAAATCAAAATTTTGGAGACTATTCTGGCAAGCAATCGTTAGATTTTGAAATGTTTAGAGTTCCAGTTACATCAAGAGGTTATGTAAATGAAGATGGATTAGATAAAATAGTTCTTACAGCAGAATTACCAACAGATGAAAGATATGAGATTTCTGAAGTAGGAGTTTACTCTGCTGGTGCCAATCCATCTGCAGGAGCATATGATAGTAGGACATTATTTGCATTTACCGTAAATGAAAATTGGGAGTATCATAATCAATCTTCAGCAACAGCACTTCCGATTGTTTATGCACCATTGGATGGATCAAATAATGACAATGTTATTAATCAGCCATATGATGCATTTCAGACAAACTCTGATAACAGATTATTTACAAATACTGACAGAATCTCAAGATATGAGAGAGCACGTTTTTATAATAATATAGTTATGTTAAAAGGTGATTCAGCAAACTTGACAGTTTCTGGAGGTCATTTAAATATAACATCAGGGTCAAACCACATCCATCTTTTGGGTGTGGGATTAGACTTTAACTCTAATGCACCTACTGATCAAATTAAATTAGCATTTAGTATTATAAACAAAGATCCAGATCCTTCTATTGTTCCAGACGAAGTAAGAATATTATTAGAGTTTGCAGAAAGTGATACGGCTGGAGTTGCAGAGTGGGCTAGATTTGAAGTTGTAATGAATGCAAATGATTATAACTTTGCAACCAATAGGTATCATGTTATAACCAAACAAATACAGGAACTATATAAAAGCACTGGTTTCACATGGAATAATGTTAGTATTGTAAAAATATACACTACTGTAATAAACAATGGCGTACCATCTCCAGACTTTTATATTGGCCTTGATGCAATAAGATTTGAAAATATTTCTACAATCAATCCAGTTTATGGAATGACTGGCTATACAGTTTTAAAAAATACAAATGCAGAGACTATTATTAAGGCAGCAAATACAAGCAATTATATAGAGTTTAGATTTGCTTTGGATGTGCAATAATGCCTACTCCAGACTCTGGTATTAAAAAAATTATTATACCAAAATCAAAACTACCTGGATTTTTTGGCGAGAATAGAAAATATGTTTTAAGATATAGATTTATATCTGAAGATAAAAATAGAATGTCGCACTGGTCTCCAGCGTATAAAATTATAGCAGAAGATACTCCATCAGAAATTTTAAATAGTATGATTATAGATAAGACAAACAGAGTTATTAATTTAGCGTGGCAACCACAGGCTGGGATGGAAGAATATTGTATATATGTAAAATGGAATAATTCTGGATGGCAGTTTTATACTAAAACATCTCAAACAAATTATTCTATAGTTTATGATGCAGCAAAAACATATGTTCATATTGCTGTACAAACAAAAACCATACCGTTAGAAAGATTTGCAGATGCTATATTATTTGAAAATGAAGGCAGTCTGGTATAATTAGACAGGAGGAATAATGGCAAAAATACCATCACCAGAACCAGGACAACCAATAGATGTATCTTATATAGATCAAATAGTTCGTGCTATCAATGATTTATCTGTTCAGGTATCCCCTGCAATTTATAAATATGTTACGGTAGATGTTCCTAACTTTACATCTCAGAGTGCAAAAATATCTGAAACAAGAGTTATAGCAGGATATATTGATGTTGTTAAGAGTAGCAACCAGAGCGTCGGAAGCCAGCAATCTTTTTCCTATCAAATAAAGCCAGAATTTAAATATCCTCCAATAGTTACGGCATCTCCTGTAAATAGTGGTGATACAGAAGCAGGTAAAAACGTAAACGTGGTAATAAAGAAAATTACAACATCTAGGGTAGACGGTGTAGTTAATTTTAATTCCTCTGGTGACGTTTCTGTTGGTGTTAATTTAATTATTTTTGGTATACCTAATTAATGATAAGATGCAAAAAATGTTCAAGAAAAATGATGGTAGACAGAGTTTTCAACTCATTATCTCATTTAGAAATTTTTTGTTTAATGTGCGGATCAAGAATTTTTTATCATCCGCCATCTGATTCGGAGGAAGGTAGATGGCTACTAAAAAAGGAAATAGAACGAGCGAAGAATACAATGTCGCTCCTGTAATACCTGGAAATAAAAAGGTATGGTTTTTAAATAAAGATCTTGTTAGAATTGTGCATTATAACAGATCCAATGGCATTATGTCAATTTATAATATTAATAAAGATAGATTAGAAAGTTGTTTAATTAGTGACTTTAAAAATAAAAGAGAGCGAGCATATACAGTAGGAGAAACTGCTGATCTTGTTAATAGACATAAAAAGTATATGCCTTCATTAATGAAACGTGGAATTATTCCTTTTCCAACGGGATCTCAAAAAGGTGGAGCAAGAGGATGGCAAGTACGATCTTATTATTCTGAATCACAAGTAAAAGAGATTCGTGATATACTGGCTACATACCATATTGGTAGACCAAGAAAAGATAATTTAATAACAAATGATATTACTCCTACAAAGGCTGAGTTGACCAGACGAATGGGAGATGGTATACTTACATATACAAAGACTGAAGATGGTAGATTCATACCAATTTGGTCAGAATCAATATAACAGAAGGGTATGAAATGGAAGATACAAAAGTAACAGTTACTTTGGGTTACACATTAAATCTTGGCAATTTTCAATCTCTAAGATTAGATCTTGGAGTTACAGATTCGAAGCGTGATGGAGAAAATACAGATCAGGCTTTTGAACGTGTATATAAATTTGTTGAAGATAAATTATCAGCAAAAATCGCAGAAGCAAAGGTTGAACTAGAAGAAAGCAATTAGTGTGACAGAAAAACAGAAGCGTTTGGCTCTGTTAAGTAGGTTTGATAAACACTATAAGTTTAAACTAGGACAGGCGCCAAGATATAATAAATGGATTGAGCAGTGGTCTGCTGATGCCTTAATAGAATCTTACGGCATGGAAGTATGTTATGAATTACTTGAATATTATTTTGAAGTAACAGAAAATCCTACATGGAATCATTTTTCCTATATTGCACATGATATACTGGAAGCAATAGAGCAACAAAAAAGAGATTTAAAAGAAAGACAAGAACGTAAGAAGATGGCTAAGGAGTGGTTAGGTGAATAATACAGAATCAAAATTAATCTCAGCCGTTCTTAAAGATAAGTTAGCCCATGTTCTTTTACAAGCAAATGTTGAAAACATATTAACCACGCATGTTGACATATGGCAGTTTATTAAAAAATATTATGAGAACAATGGATCTGTTCCTCCAGCAGATTTGGTTATAGATAAGTTTAGAGATTTTCAATTAATAGATGGCGTTGGATCAACAAAACATCATCTTGAAGAATTACAAGCAGAATATCTAACTAATAGTTTGAAGGACATTATTCGCTCTGCTGCTACAGATGTGCAGGGTGGCTTAGGACTAGATGCTCTTGAATCTCTCATTGCTAAGACAGCAGAACTAAGAAAAAATACAGCAGCGATTCGTGATATTGATGTTACAGATTTAGACTCTGCTGTTGCATATTTTGAAAATCTTAAAAAACAACAAGAGGCTGGGGCACTTGGAATTAAAACTGGACTTCCAGGATTTGATAATTATCTACCCTCTGGAATTATGCCAGGACAGTTGGGAGTTTTCCTTGCATATCCAGGTATAGGAAAGTCATGGTTGTCTCTCTATTTCGCTGTACAGGCTTGGAAACAAGGCCGTAGCCCAATGATCATAAGCCTTGAAATGTCTGAGGTAGAGGTTCGTAATCGTGTATTTGCAATCATGGGCGAGGGAGTTTGGTCACATAGAAAACTAAGCGC